ATGTTACAAGTTAAAGCTGCAGCTGCAGTTGAAGCTAGTAAATTACACGTTGCAAACAACATGATTCCGCACGTTCCTGATGATGGCAAACCAACTGGACTACCTCCAGAAGGAGAAGCATCAGCAGATGAAACTGCAGAAGTAATCAACCGCAACGATGAAAACGAATCAGAGGAAAACGATGATGAGACTGATAACGGAACAGAACAATGATATAGAGGTTCTTACCGAAGACAAAGACGGTAAGAAAAACACCTTTATAAAAGGTATCTTCCTACAGACTGAAATTACTAATCGCAACGGACGCATGTATCGCTTCGATACTTTGAACCGTGAGGTCAGTAAGTACAACGAAGAGTTCATCCAACGCGGAAGAGCACTTGGTGAGTTAGGTCATCCAGAAGGTCCTACCGTTAACTTAGATCGCGTTTCACATAAGATCGTTGAGCTTTACCCTGAAGGTAAAAACTTTATAGGTAAGGCAAAGTTGTTAGAAACCCCTATGGGTAAGATCGCAAAGAACTTGCTTGAGGAAGGGGTACAACTCGGTGTTTCTTCACGAGGTTTAGGCTCTCTTAAAAAAGAGGGTTCACTCCAAGTGGTCGCCGATGACTTTATTCTTTCTACTGCTGCTGATATAGTAGCAGATCCATCCGCACCTGATGCTTTCGTTGAAGGTATCATGGAAGGAAAAGAATGGGCTTTAGTCGATGGTAAGATTAAAGAAGCACAAATCGAGGCTATCAAGGCATCCCTTGATAACGCACCCTCACCACAAGAACTTCAAGAAAGAAAGATCTCCGCGTTTGAATCTTTCCTAAGAAGTTTATGATTTATAAATAAATTATAGATTTATACACTAGTTTAAAATCCGTAGGAGTACAAGTAATGTCTAGTATTGATGAAAAATTCCAAAAGGTGATCGCTGACAAAGCAGCTGCTCCTGAGGAAACAATCAAAGAAGACGCAGCAGTTGGCGATGCAGCTATTAAGAAAGGTGCAGTTCCAGCTCAAAAGTCTGACCTTAAGAACGATGCCATAGAGGTAGGCGGTTCTACAAAAGAGAAGCCTGAAGGACCTGATAACGTCGGTGCTAAGGCAGCAGCTCCTGTTGCAACAACAGGTGATTCTACAATCAAAACAAAACCAAGCGGAGCTTCAAGTTCTATGCCTGGCGGTCTTTCAGCAAAGATCTTTGATGAAGTAGAAACAGACGGAGAGACAATCTCCGAAGGAGAGATCAGTGAAGACATCAAGGCAGTATTGTCTGGTGCAGATCTTGACGAAGAATTCCAAAAGAAAGCAACTACTGTGTTTGAAGCCGCTGTACAAGCGAAGGTCAACAACAGAATTGAATCTCTTAAGGAAACTGCAGAACGCAGGATCGGTGAAGAACTCGAATTAATTAGAGAGGACTTTGCAGGTCGCGTAGAGAATTTCCTTTCATATGCTTGTGAAGAGTGGATGACTGAGAACGAACTTGCCATTGAAAGTGGCTTACGTTCAGAAGTTACCGAAGCATTTATGGACGGATTAAAGAAATTGTTCATCGAATCAAACATCAACTTACCAGACGAGAGTTTGGATGCAGTTGCTGAGATGAGCGAGAAATTAGATGAAATGGAGACCCGTCTCAACGAACAGATTGAGAAGAACGTTGGATTGCATGAGAAGGTAGGGAACTATCGTAAAAATGAGATCTTGAATGAGTATTCCAGAGGACTTGCAGAAGTTCAAAAGGATAAGTTTACTTCCCTAGCAGAAGCAGTCGAATTCAAAAACGAAGAGACGTATCGTGAAAAGCTTGGACAAATCAAAGAGAGTTATTTCGGTGCTAAGAAGCCTGAAGTAGCAGAAGAAATCTCTTCTGAGGAACCAGCTAAAGTTGAAGCCATTAGCGAAAGCATGACTTCCTATGTCGAACAGCTCGCTAAGAGGCTATAACGACTGTAAACCCTAACTCAAGAACGGAGTAAAACTCGCATGTTTAATGCAGAAAAACTCCAAGAGAAGTGGGCACCAGTACTTAACCATGATGGTCTTCCTGAAATTAAGGACAACTATCGTAAGTCTGTTACCGCAATCCTCTTGGAAAACCAAGAGCGTGCTCTACAAGAAGAGCGTAACGTTCTAACAGAGGCACCAACAAACGTTGGTCCTATCAACACACAGACAACTGGAGCAGGTGCTGTATATGGTTTCGACCCTATACTTATCAGCTTAATCCGTCGTGCTATGCCTAAGCTAATTGCTTATGACATCGCAGGCGTTCAGCCAATGTCTGGTCCTACTGGTCTTATCTTCGCGATGAGAAGTAGATATACTAACCAAACTGGTGGAGAAGCATTCTTCGATGAGCCAGATGCACAGTTCTCTGGAACTAAAGGTGGAACTCCTCCAACAGCAACAACTGAGAAAAACCCAGGTTTAATCAACGATGCTTCTGGTGGTGGTACAACTTCTACCAACTATGACCTTGCTTCAAGTAAGTTCAGCACATCTAACCTAGAAAGTCTAGGAGATTCTGCTGGTAATGCTTTCATGGAGATGGCATTCAGCATAGATCGTATCGCTGTTGAAGCGAAAGGTCGTGCGTTAAGAGCAGACTACTCAGTTGAACTTGCTCAAGACTTGAAAGCAATCCACGGATTAGATGCCGAGTCTGAACTAGCAAACATTCTCTCAACAGAGATACTTGCTGAAATCAACCGTGAGGTTGTTAGAACTGTATACAGAGGTGCAAAACCTGGTGCTCAAGCTAACGTAGCTAACGCTGGTGTATTCGACCTTGACGTAGACAGTAATGGAAGATGGTCAGTTGAGAAATTCAAAGGACTTATGTTCCAGATCGAAAGAGATGCCAACGCAATCGCACAGGAAACTCGTAGAGGAAAGGGTAACATCATCGTCACATCTGCTGACGTTGCTTCTGCTCTAGCTATGAGTGGTGTTCTTGACTACGACTCAGGAATTTCTGGTGCTGTAGGTGGTATCGGAGAAATCGACGATACAGGAAACACATTCGTAGGTACACTCAACGGACGTTTCAAAGTATACATCGACCCATATTCAGCTAACGTAAGTTCTGATCAGTACTACGTTGTTGGATACAAAGGTTCTAATGCATACGATGCAGGACTATTCTATTGTCCTTACGTTCCTCTCCAAATGTACAGAGCGATTGGTCAGGATACATTCCAACCACGTATCGGGTTTAAGACTCGTTACGGAATGGTTCTTAACCCATTTGCTAAGGGACTAACTGCTTTATCTGATTCAGATCCACAGGCAGCTGGTAACTTAAATGCTAACGCTTACTACAGAAGAGTTAGAGTTGCTAACCTAATGTAATCGGATATTACATATTCCTACAAGAGACCCTACGGGGTCTCTTTTTTTGTCTAGGTATAAACTCGTAGGCATTTCTTTTTGTTAAAATGTAGCGGTAAATACGGTGTTGATTTGCCTACATAATAGTAGGATTGGAGGAAACAAGATGAAACCAAACCCTCTATATCATGGGTAAATTAATTGGAGGCTTTTATGCACAACAGAGTTTCACATAACCAGTTAGCTGGTTGGAGTATGACCGATGACCTTTCATCTCTAAGCGAAAGCAACATAACGAAGATCGACGATTACTTCGACTGTCTGATAGAATGTGCAGACTTACCCAATGCGTGTAGACGCATATGTAAAAACGTATTCGATTAAAGCAATGCACTAAAGATATGGAAGAGGTCTAAATAATTAGACCTCTTTTTTTATGCATGGATGCCATTACAGGTTTTGTTGAAGAGTATTTAAAAACATTTGATCCTCGTGATATAACAAAACCAGAAGGTTGGAATAGAAATTTCTTTGGTGTACCTAACTTCCATAGGAAGGTTATGTACAATGAAGGACAGTATCAAGTTGAATGCCTGAACTGGCCGCCACACGCCATCATACCTGAGCATAGGCATCCAGATATAGATTCATATGAAGTGTACATACGTGGTAAGATAAGTTTCAGTCACGGTGGATATTGGATAGACAGTCATCCTGAACAGGAAAAGATATGTAAGATGCGATCCGATTTTTTTACACTCAAGGTATACCATGATGATATACATGGTGCATTCATGGGTGATGGTAGATCTATATTCATGTCAGTACAGCACTGGCAGAACGGTGTCAAACCTAGTACAGTAGGTGAGAACTATGTTGGTGAATACAACATTGATGATGTTGAAGGACAGAGTACCAGAGGTAAGAATGCTGAGTTGACATGGATAGATGCTGCACACAACGAAACAAACAAACCAGACTTCAGAGACTTCAGGTTTAACATCTATGACAAGATTAGAGATCCCGACGTTTTTTGGCTTGGATAAATAATACGGAGACCTGCGTGAACTATGGCTTACGATCAAACACTATTCTCTCCTAACAATCAAAACTTTTTATCACCTGTAGGTTTTAAATTTATTATTGGTAGGACACCTAATGTAGATTTCTTTTGTCAATCTGCATCTATACCTCAGGTAGAAATTGGTGTAAGAGAGATATCAACACCTGTAAAAGATTACTCTTTACCTGGTGATAAGATGACATTTGGTGATTTGAATCTTAGGTTTCTGGTAAATGAAGAGTTAGATAATTATTATGAAATTTATAAATGGTTGAAGGGTCTTACTAATCCTAAGCACCAAAAGAATTTTGCAACGTATCTTGCTACTGTAGATGAGAAGGGTAGACCAGAAGAGTTTGATAAGATGATGAGCGATGCTCGTTTACTTATCCTCAACAGTAACTATAACGTTATATCAAACATCAACTTCTTCAACATCTTCCCAACAAGTCTTACCACATTAGAGTTTGATTCATCGGCAACTGATATTAACTACCTCACTGCCGACGTTAATTTCAAGTATACTCTTTACGAGATCACAGATAAAAATAATAAGAAAGTATGAATCTAGAAACTTTGAATGACATGTGGGAGAAAGACTCACAACTAAATGATGAAAAATTAGACCATGATAGTTTAGAGATCCCCAAACTACACGCTAAATACTTACGACTGTATAACACTTTCAACACCCTACAGGGTCAGCAAGAGTTAGAAGTCAAACGCACCTATAAAGATAGGTGGGAGTACTACACTGGTAAAGCGGAGAAACCATTTCCATTAAAACTCATCAAGACAGATGTTCCAATATATCTGGAAGCTGATGAAGTATACGCCAAGTCCGTTCTTAAACTGAAGTACTATAACCAAATGGTTGAGGCATTGAAAGCCATTATGCAGGCGATCAATAACCGATCCTTTTACATTAAGAATGCGATTGAGTTCGCTAAGTTTTTGAAAGGTTATGAAATCTAATGTATTCATTCAGAAGAAGAACGAAGTATATCTGACTGTGCAATGTGAACCTCATGTGGGTCACGAGTTAGCAGACCAGTTTACTTTTGAAGTGCCTCAAGCCAAGTTCATGTCAGCGTACAAGAAAAGGTATTGGGATGGAAAAATTAAGTTATTCTCCCCAGGTACAGGCGAGATTTATGTTGGTCTTCTCCCTTATATCACTTCGTTTTGCGAAGAGAAGGGGTATGAAGTTATCCTTAAAGACAACGAATTTTATGGACTTCCATCAACAGTGGATGAGTTCATTACTCCCGAAGGAATAGGAGAGTATGTCAAATCGTTGAACTTACCACATAAGGTAAGAGACTATCAGTACAAAGGTATCTACGAAGCATTACGCAACAAGCGTAAACTATTACTTTCACCTACAGGTTCTGGTAAATCACTAATGATCTATGCACTGTCTAGATTCTGGACAGCAAAGAAATTACAAACACTCATAGTAGTTCCAACTACATCACTGGTTGAACAGATGTACAAGGACTTTGAGGACTATGGTTGGAACGCAAAGGCACATTGTCATAAAGTATATGCAGGTACTGATCCTAGGTCTGACAAGGATGTGATCATTACCACATGGCAGTCAGTATATAAGTTACCTAAAAACTATTTTGAAAGATTTGGTGCTATAATAGGAGATGAAGCACACTTGTTTAAGGCAAAGTCTTTGACAAGCATCATGAATAAACTCCACGATTGTAAATATCGCGTAGGGTTTACAGGTACTTTGGATGGTACACAAACAAACCGCCTTGTTCTCGAAGGTGTATTTGGTACTGTCGATAAGGTTACTAAGACAGAAACCCTTATAAAAGAAGGGCACCTTTCTGAATTTGAAATCAAAGTACTAATACTCAAGCATGATTCTACTACCTTTGATAACTATCAAGAGGAGATGGACTACCTTGTTGAGCATGAAGGGCGTAATAAATTCATACGAAACCTAGTTTGTGACCTATCTGGTAACACTCTCGTCCTGTTCAACTACGTTGAACGGCATGGTATGCCCCTTTTTGACATGATAAATAATAAGGTAGGAGAAGATAGATTAGTCTTTTTGGTACACGGTGGGGTCGATACTGAGGACAGAGAAAAGGCAAGAAGGATCGCTGAAACTACACATGACAGTATTATAGTGGCATCCTATGGGACTTTTAGCACTGGGATTAATATTCGGAACTTACATAACGTTGTCTTTGCTTCGCCATCGAAATCGAAAATCAGGAACCTCCAGTCGATCGGTAGGGTCTTGAGGAAAGGAGATCATAAGACTAAAGCAGTCTTATATGACATTGCGGATGACATATCAAAAGGTTCTAAAAGAAACTATACCCTTAATCATCTTATTGAAAGAGTAAAAATATACAATGAAGAGAACTTTAATTACGAGTTTATAGATGTCAGAATCAGATAAAAATAAGAAACCAGAATTTCTCGCGGCTATAAAATTAGTCTCTGGGGAAGAAATACTCTCTATGGTAACTCATGTAAATGATGAGAATGGAGATTACTTAATAGTAGACAACCCAATACAAGTTGAAGAAGTTAGTCTTCCAAATAAAGTAGTGGGTGCAAAAGTTCAACCATGGATGAAGTTCTCTAGAGAAGAAGAGTTTATTATACCTAAAGATAAAGTTATAACTATAGTAGAGGTAGATACTGAGGTTCAGATCTTCTATGCTATGTCTCTAAGGAAGTTGGGCGGTGACTTTATCACTGGTCAAGGTCGCCTAAGTACCGTAGAGGAAGCTAGAGTTAACTTAGATAAGCTATTTGGTATATAACCATCCCTTGAACTCGCACACTCGTAGTGTACACACTTTGCTACCACTTGTCAAGCCCCCCTTGACTTTCCCCCTAAAACCTTGTAAAATATAGACAAAGAGAAACCGATATGGCCGTTAGAAAAAGGGTACAGAGTGAGCATTATGTAAACAATAAAGAATTTCTAGAAGCACTTGTTGTTTTTAAAGCACAGTGTGCTAAAGCAAAGGAAGCAGGTGAATCCAGACCACCAATTAGTAATTACATTGGTGAGTGTTTTTTAAAGATTGCTACACACCTATCATATAAACCAAATTTTGTCAACTATATGTTCCGTGAGGATATGATATGTGATGGCATAGAGAACTGTGTTCAGTACATAGAGAACTTCAATCCAGAGAAGTCTAAGAACCCTTTTGCATATTTTACTCAGATCATTTATTATGCTTTTTTAAGAAGAATATCACAAGAGAAAAAACAGTTAGAAATAAAAAATAAAATTCTTGAAAAATCTAACTTTGATGAAGTATTTGATTCAAATGATCTTGACGCATCTAATTATTCAGACTATAATTCTATTAAGGATGCTGTACATTCTAAGTTGCGTAACTAAATGAAATTAACTCAAGATATTATTGATAAAATTCAAGAAGCAATGCTACATACCAAAAAAGATGGTAGTATTAATTGGCAAGATAGTGATGAGATAGAGGTAAATTTAGCAGGTACATTTGCTGCTGATAGATTTATTGTAATTAAGAATAAGACTAAAGATCCTGTTATAAGTGCTGCACCACATCCTAACTATGATTATGAGAATAAAAAGTTCATAGAGAGTGATGAATGAAGATAGCAATAATAACTGATCAGCACTTTGGGTGTCGCAAAAATTCAAAACTTTTTCATGATTACTTTTTGAGGTTTTATGAAGATGTTTTCTTTCCAACTATAGAGAAGGAAGGTATTACAACCATAGTAGATATGGGAGATACCTTTGATAGTCGTAAAGGAATTGATTTTGGTGCGCTTAATTGGGCAAAAGAAAATTATTATGACAAACTCAATAAGTTGGGTGTAACTATTCATACTATAGTGGGTAATCACACAGCATA